AACGAGATAGTAAAAGCGTAAAGGCAAGAGAATCAGCACATAAGAGATGGACTAATGCGAACGCAATGCAATCGCAATGCGAAGGCAATGCTATAAAGGAAAGTAAAGGAAAGGAAATAAAGGAAAGTAAAGTAAATAAAAGGAAAGTAGTAGGCACTACCCTTTTCGTAGATAGTGATGTAAATACTATTGAAAAATTTGAACAATCATTTATTGGAACTCAATATGAAATTGCTAACTTCAATTACTATTTTGAGGTCATTAAAAATTGGTCGGATTCTAAAGGCGAAAAAAAGAAAGACTGGATAGCCACCGCAAAAAATTGGATGGCTAGAGATTTAACGGAAGGAAAATTAATAGATAAAAATTATAACCCAAATGCAAAACGAACTAATCCAAATCAGCAACTCTCTTATGCTGAACGAGAAGCCCAAAAACGAAATAGCTTATAAATTAACCGATAAATACGAGGTTAAAATTTATGAGGCAATCAATTCAATGAGTATTAGTAAATGCTCAAAAATAGAAGTAAAAGAGGTACTTAAAACCTGTTTACAATTAAGCGGAACACAAACACCAGCAATGGATGACTTTGACTTTATAGTTGATTTTGTAATGGATAATTACGGAATATTTAAACTAAAGGAATTAAAAACCGCATTTGAAATGTTAGCAGCAGATAAGTTATCAGTTGAAAAACATATCATATTTAACCCTAAATTAATCGGTGAGGTAATGTCTGCATATAAAAAGATAGCAATTCAAGTAAGGCAAAAGATTGAACCAAAGATTGAGCCAACTGCTCACAATTACATAGATGAAGAACAAGCCATTAAGGATGAAAAGCAATGGTGGGATAAATCAACTAGAAAAGACTTTAGATTTATTAATCACCAAGTTTTTGATTATATGTGGAAACGCAAAATGATTAAAATATCAAAAGAGCAAGGCGATGATATAAAGGCAAAAGTTAGGTTATTCTTTTTGGCACAGGCGAAAAAAGCAAATGATATGTTAATTGATGAGGAAACAATGAGGCAGCAATGCAAAAAATATTCTTTAATGATGCACTTTAACAACCAATTATAATGGAAACATTCATACCAGCAGAAGATGTATTAGTACGAATAAAATACCATCCTGACATCACACCACAAGAAAAGGCAAAGTTCCAAGAACAAATAAAAGGTCTTTATATGACCGATAAAAGAAAGGAGCAGACATTTAAAAAAGTTATAACAAATCAAAAAAGAAATGAAAGAACTATTAAAACTAACGATTGAGTTTACAAGGATATTTATAGGCTTTATCCTTGCCATTACCATATTGGTAACATTTGACCTATACTACGAAATTAAACGATTATTAAAATGAAATATTCATCCAGCTTTACACACGACCTAAACTTTGGCGAAAAAGCCGAAGATTTGATAAATTATATGTTTTCTGATGGTAAACATATTGAAGTAAAAAACGATAGGTTAATTCATAAAACAGGAAACTTATTCTTTGAATACGAATCAAGAAATAAGCCCAGCGGATTAGCAACCAGCACCGCAGAGTATTGGATTTATAGAATAGATGAACTTGATATATCTTTTATATTCCCAACAAAAGCACTAAAACAAGTTTGTAGGGTTTACTATAAAGAAAACTTATTCCTTAAAAACGGAGGTGATAATAACAGTTCCAAAGGATTTTTAATTCCATTAACAAGATTACTAAACGACATAGCAAATGAACGGAGCAGAGAATTCACAACCAGTGAGAATGATATACCTAGACAACAAACAAGAAACAATATTTAAATCAGTATCCTACGCACATAGAGTAACAGGAATTAACGAGTATCAAATAAAGCAATGTTTAAACCCTGTAAACAAGAAACGATTTACCCATAATGACCGAATAGTTGTTTTTCGCACTATAAAACCCTAATTTTGCATTATGGCTTTACAATCAATACCAAGATTAACCGCAAAGGCACAACAAATATTTAACCGCTACATTAGGACTAGAGATAGTCAAGATGGATATTTTACCTGTATTAGTTGCGGTCAGGTTAGAGATTATGAAGTTATGGATGCTGGGCATTATGTTCCTGTCAAGGGTAGTTCTGCCCTTCGGTTTGATGAATACAACGTAAACGGAGAATGTAAATCTTGCAACGGCTTTGACCAATTCCATTTGATAGGATATCGTAGAAACCTAATTGATAAAATAGGCGAACGAATGGTATTACATCTAGAAAGCCAACATAGGCTTATAAAGAAATGGTCAAGGACTGAATTAAACGAACTAATTGAAAAATATAAGTAATGGCGAAATTAAACGCAGCTGGTAAGGTAAACTTTGGCACAAGAAAAAAAGGGAAGTACAAAAAAAGTAACGGACCGAAAGACAAACCAACAAAACCATACAATAGACAAGGATAATGAAAGATACATTTTGTAAAAGAGAATACAAGTGCAAATGTGGTTGCATAATGGAATATTATGTTTGGAAATCCGAATTACCAAAAAAGAATGTTACCTGCTCTATGTGTAACACAAAATTGGGGGTTAAAAACTTAAAAATTAAAGAAATACCACAAACACCATCCATTAGAACACCAACAAAGAACCGATAATGTTAATCAACGAAATCAAACCAAACCCAAACAATCCAAGAATTATAAAGGATATTAAGTTTAAACAACTTGTAAAGTCAATCCAAGATTTTCCCCAAATGCTTGAATTAAGACCAATTGTTATTGATGAGAATAATATGGTTTTAGGTGGCAATATGAGATTAAAGGCTTGTATTGAAGCTGGGCTTACGGATGTACCTGTAATTCACGCTAACAATTTAAGCGAGGAAAAGAAAAAGGAATTTATTATTAAAGATAATGTTTCATTTGGCTCACACGATTGGTCAGAATTGGCAAACAATTGGGATGTAGATTTAATACAAGAATGGGGATTAGATATAATTGGGTTTGATAATGTTGAGGATTTAGGAGAAGGATTTAGCCTACCGGATGGCGATAAATCACCATTTCAGCAAATGACTTTCACTTTAGCAGATGAACAGGCTACACAACTAAAAAATGCTATTGAGGAAATTAAACGCACTGAAGAATATAAATATGCAGAAACAATGGGTAACGAAAATTCAAATGGTAACGCTTTATATTTAATAATAATGCAATGGGCAGAGCAAAGGAAATCCTAGTAAAAGTTATACCTAGCAAAGTGGCTAATGAATTTGTTAAATTAAATCATTATTCAGGTAAGGTAGTGCCAAATTCAAAATTGCATTTTGGATGCTTTTTGGATGATAAATTGCACGGAGTATTAAGCTATGGAAGTCCAATGGTTAAAGCAAAAGTTATTCATTATGTAGAAAATACTAAATGGAATGAGGTTATTGAACTCAATAGAATGGCATTTGATGAATATTTGCCAAAGTATAGTGAAAGTAGATGTATTGCAATAAGCATTAAACTAATAAAAAAGAATGCTCCACATATAAAATGGATATTAAGTTTTAGTGATGCTAATTTGTGCGGAGATGGTACAATATACAGGGCAAGTGGTTTTAATTTAATAGGGGTAAGTAAAAACACTTCTACATTTCAAATGCCAAATGGTGAAGTTTTATGCAGTTTAACAAGTTCAGCACACAGAACAAAAGAAAGTAATGGGAAAAGTGGAACGAGTTGGATAAAAGATAATGGAGGTGTTAAATTAGAGGGTTTTCAAATAAGATATATTTATTTAATAGATAAAACTTGTAAAATAACTGTTCCTGTATTGCCATTTAGTAAAATAGATGAAATGGGTGCAGGGATGTATAAGGGGAATAAGGTAACTTTGGCATCAAGACAAGCGATAGAAGCATAAAAGTAATGCGTTGGTCTTCCAGACTAAAGAAGGGGTGCAATACCACCCTATCGCTCAATAAATTAGAAAGTGATTAGAGAAAATGGCAAACGAACAAAATTTAATACCTGCACAAAAAGGAGAAGTAAGAAATCCTAATGGCAGACCAAAAGGAATACCAAATAGCAAGACAAGGCTTTTGCGTTTACTAGAATTAACCCAAATAAAGACTAACCCAATTACAGGGGAAAAAGAGGAGTTCACAGTTGCAGAGCAATTAGATATGATGGTACTACAAAAGGCATTTAAAGGAGATTTAAGGGCTTATCAGGAGATACTTGACCGACTAGAAGGCAGAGCAAAACAAACAACCGACATCAACGCAAACATACAAGGTAACGTTCAAATAGTAATACAAGAAGATGACCGATGCAAACCAATTGAAGATTAATGCAACACCTGTATTCTTTGCCAACAAAAGAGCATACGAAGGCAATTATCCTGTCATTTGCAATGAAGGTGGCACAAGGAGTTCAAAGTCTTATTCCATTGTTCAGTTACTGATTGAGATAGCCTATAACAATCCAAAGACTAGGATTTCAATAGTATCGCATTCCCTTCCACATATAAAGCGTGGAGTTTATAGGGATTTTAAAAGTATAATGGAGAATTGGGGTTTATGGCAAGACAATGACTTTAGCTTTTCCGATTTTATATATACTTACCCCAATGGGTCTTACATTGAACTATTCGGATTAGAAGATGAAAGCAAGGCAAGAGGACCAGCAAGGGATGTTTTATTTATCAACGAGGCTAACTTAATCAAAAGAACTTTATACGACCAATTACTAATGCGAACCACAGGCAAGGTATTCCTTGATTGGAATCCTGCTGACTTTGTTAATTGGGTTTATGAAATAGCCGACAACCCTGAAAACAAACGCATCCATTCAACCTACTTAAACAACATCCCAAACCTATCCGAATCACAAATAAAAAACATAGAGCAGTATAAAAACCTACCTGATGATTTTATGTGGAAGGTTTACGGATTAGGAGAACGAGGTGCAGCAAAAGAACTAATCTACACACAATGGAAACAATACGACACCGCACCTGAAGGAGATGTATTCTATGGTCTTGACTTTGGTTATGTGCATCCAGCTGCACTTATAAAGGTTACCCATCACGAAGGCGAAAACTACTTTGAGGAAATCATTTATCAAAGCGGATTAACACTATCCGACCTTACAAGATTGATAAAAGAAAAAGTACCTGAAAGAGCAACTATTTATGCAGATGCAGCCGAACCCAAATCAATAGAGGAACTTTACCGACAAGGATTTAATATTAAACCTGCTCAAAAAGATGTATGGGCAGGAATAGTTAAAATGAAATCTTATCCTATAAACATTCACTTTCATAGTCAAAATCTAAAAAGGGAATTTATGTCCTACAAATGGAAAAAGGATAAAAACGATAATGTAATTGAAGAACCTGTTAAAGCAAATGATGATGCTTTAGATGCTTCAAGGTATGCGGTATTTACTCACTTGACAAAACCTAAATTTGCGGTAAGTGTATTTTAACTTAAATTTCTTTAACTTTGTTTAAATTCTAATAATATGGGTTTATTTGACATCTTCACTAAAAAGAAGATTAACACACTATTTCCAACAATTCCAATGAACTCCCAAATAGCAATTGAAAGGGGTATAGTTACTTGGCAAGGAGCAGACCAAAGAAGTTTTGTTGATGATGGATATGTAGCAAACGATATAGTTTACTCAATCATTAAACTAATTACTGACAAAGCTAAAATTGCACCATTCCACGTTTACAAGGTTGTAGATGAAAAGGCTGCAAAGAAATACAAATCTTTAGCTGCACAAAAAGACATCAACTTAAAAGAACTTGAGCAATTACACAAAAAGGCATACGAACTTTATACAGGAGACCAACGCTTAAACGAGTTGCTTAAATATCCTAACGAAGAAGATTGCTGGAGTGATTTAGTAGAACAATGGTGCGGTTTTAAATTGATAACAGGTAATTCTTTTATTTATGGCAAACTTATTGAAGCAGGAAACAATCAGGGCAAACCATTTGAACTATTTGCACTTCCTAGTCAGTATATGGCTATCATTGCAAATATCAATGTGTTCCCCCCAACAAGGGCTGGGTATCAGTTATATTACGGACAAATGTGGTCATTTGATACTAAAGAAATCTTACACGATAAATACTTCAATCCACAATGGGGTGTAACTGCTGGACAGCTTTATGGGCAAAGTCCCCTACGAGCAGCAGCCAAAAACTTAACAAGAAGTAACGAAGCTAAAACCGCTGCCGTTGCATCATTCCAAAATGGTGGACCTGCTGGAGTTTTATTTATGAATGATGAAAGGTTTGACCCTACAAGTGGACAAGTACAAGCACAAGCACTTAAAACCGCAGTTAGTCAAAAAGGCGGTTCAGCTAATTTTAATTCAATAGCAGTATCAGGTTATAAAGTAGATTGGAAACAAATCGGACTTTCTCCTGTTGAACTTAATATCATTGAATCGGAAAAATGGGATTTAAAAGCACTATGTAATATCTACGGAGTACCTAGTCAACTTTTAAACGATAGCGATTCAAAGACCTATAACAATCAAAGAGAAGGGGAAAAGGCATTAACACTTCGTTGTGCCATCCCATTACTTAACTCATTGACTGAAAACCTTAATAGGAAACTACACACCGATTGGGGTTATAAAGGAACAAATCTTTATGTAGATTACGACCTTTCAGTATTTGGAGAATTAGAAGCAAATAAATCCGAGCAAACTGAATGGCTTGATAAAGCGTGGTGGATTAGTCCTAAACAAAAGTTGGATATTATGAATATTGAAGTGCCTGATTATATTCCTACTGAAGAATTGGAGAAACTTTATATCCCAACAGGATTGCAAACTATTGACCAATTCCAACCTTTGAATATTCCTGATAACCTAAATCCATAAAATGATTTGGCAAGATTATAAAAAATTATATGCCAACGCATTAAAGCAATACTCACCGAAGTTCAAAAAAGAACTACAAAAACAAGTGGATGTATATTGCCGTACCCAAGATTTATACGCAATAGGCTATAAAGGCATTGAAAAGACCATTAAAACACTTCACGTGGCTTTGGGTACTAAAATGGCTCAAGTGTCCTCTAAAAGCCTTAAAAGCAGCATTAAATCCAATTACGAAAGATTAGAGGTTAAAAGCCAACAAACTGATATGTTTGCTTATGCTATTTTAAAGATATTAGAAAATGATGGTGTAACGACATTGGCTCAAGATATTACCGAAACAACTAGAAAGCAAATAGATTATTATATTAAAAATGGATTAGAAAAAGGATTGCCTTTAAATGACATAATCAAACAACTTAAAACTGCTGGTATTACCGATTATCGTGCAGAGTTAATAGCAAGAACGGAAACAGGTAGAGCGGCAAATTTGGGTAGTCAAGTTGGTGCAATTAGTACAGGATTGAAAACTAATAAAGAATGGATTGCAACAAAAGATGCTAGGACTAGAAGGCAACCAAGAGACCAAACTGACCACTTGCATATGGATGGGGTTAAAATACCAATGGAAAAACAATTTGAGGTGAAAGATTATAAAACAGGATTTGATTTAATGGACCACCCTTGTGATTCAAAAGCACCTTTGGCTCAAGTTTGCAATTGTCGTTGTACTATGGGATATGAAGCGGTAAGGGATGCAAGAGGTAAGCTAATAACGTATGATAAACAACCGCCATTAGGCAGAATTGGTATGATATGGGGATATTTATCTAATGTGGTAGGAATGCAAATAGGAAACTTAATCGCAGACTTGTTTGAATAATAAAAAAAAATATAACTTTGTAAATATGAAAACTTACGCATCAAAAGATTTAATTGTTGAAAAACAAGACATCGGCTACGAAGTAATGGATGTAGATACCGAACAACGC